GCGCTTGGCGTTGCGTGCAATGATTACCGCGTTATCGCTGACTGCTGGTGGTTTCACGCTTGCCCACTGCCTTTCCTAAGTCAAACCCGGCGCGATGGCCTTGATCTAAACCAATTTCCTTGCCAAGCAAGAATCCGGCAATCATCGGAATGCCAAGAACAATCACGGAACCAATGAAAACACCTGCATCCGACAATGTTGAGAGAAAATCAATCACTTTGAACCCTCGCTTTCCATTCTCCAAAAGGTTTGGATTGTCTTATCCATATCAAAACGGTAATGACCGCCAAGGGGCTTATATGCCTCAATCTTGCGCTCGCGTACCAAACGGCGCAATGTGCTCGGTGTGATTTCCAAGATGTGTGCCATCTCGGTTGTGCTCAAATACTCAGGTTCCAGGATGCTCATATTGTTTCCCATGATCCAGCGTAATCAGTCAAAATAACAACCTCGCCTGTTCCAATATCAAATGCAGCTTCATGAGGTTCAGCGATAGATTTTAGAAATGCTGAAGCTAGAATGTAATCAGAATATGTATCAACCCAGTGGGCATAACCCCAGGCAAATGAAATTTCAGTGTCATGGATAATTGGCTCAAAACGCATGACCTTCTTTTCCCAATCCCTGCCCCATGCCATTGATGTAGTGGTCAGGTGCTCAAAATCATTCTTGGTTAGCTCTAAAGTTATTTTCATGACTGAAGCAACTTTGTTAGGTCTGCATCACTCATAGATTTGAATGCAGAATCAATTGCTTTGTGAGTCTTTTCTTCGCATGAATCACAACCACAATCCACCATGGCTGCAAATCCCTTGCTTTCCTTTTCCAACTTACTGCTGAGCATTATGTGTAAATCTGCCATTCTTGACATGTGAGGCCCTTCGTCTATATCGCCGTGTTGCGATAAACCAAATATAGACGGTATGGACGAGATGTACAACATCAACACTGTTCGGCGTGTCTAACGCTCCAAAAGGATGGTGTAAATATGGTCTAGGCGTGCTTCCAGCCTGTTGACCTGCTCTTTTAAGCTTGACCCGTTGGCCTTGGGCCCTATTTCAGCCATGATTGAGCGAACAATAAACCGGACTGCCGCATATAGCCCGGACAGGATGGCCATCACGCCTACGATAACGGCCACCCATGCCTGGACCTCCATCTTACTTCTTGCCCAAATTGATTGATGAATCCTTTGGGTCAACCGCACGCAAAATAGGCCCGATAAAGCCGGCCAGTAGTGCGTTTAGCAAAATCTTAGGATCAGAAATCCCGGATAGGTAAAGGGCTGCCACTGATGCCAGCGAAGCTCGTAAATACGACAAGGCCGCCGTTTTGAGTTGTGAGTTCATTTGTTGTCTCCTTGTATTTTCTTAATTAATGCCTCCGCTTTGGCTGCACTAATAGCAATTTCAAAATGCATTTCGTCCTTCCGGTGTTTGTAGTCACCGCCCCAAATGCATCCGTATTTGTGAGCAAGGGCCCGAATCATCGGAACCTTCAATGGGTCAAATGTATTGGTCTGCCCCAAGGGATGCTTGGAGGCGTTCAGATCTAAAGCCGTGCCCGATGAATGATTGCTGAGTTTCGTAGTTTCCCCACGAATTGGCCGATAGCAATATCCCCAATCATCAACTGAACCCACATCAAGCGGTTCAATCAATTCATGGAATTCAGCAGCTAAACCAATGAGCAAGGGTGCAACCGCCTCCGCACAACGCAGCTTGATGGCCGTGCCCGGTACTGGGTAGGATTTAATTTCTAACTCAGCTTGATCTTTTGAGGCGGGCCAGCCGTTTGCGCTAATCTGCATTTCTAATAATTTCAGGCATAATCCATTGACAAGTTTCCTCATTAAATCCAATGTTGCCTTCTGGCTCTGGCGCAATAAAAGCATCTCTTACTGAATCGTATGTGTAACCAATACCGGCATAATTAAATCTGATGTTGTTGTTATAACTTGTTTTAATCCAAGTGCCACCAAGATTCTCTACTAACCAATCAAGACCTTCATTTGGCATAGAATTATCTCCAACAAGTACGCGAATAACTATATTATTGCTATCTATTTCTGCAAAATGACTCATACTGCATACCTCACAATTACAACACCTGCAAAACCATTACCTCCTACTAGACGACCACCGCCGCCGCCTGCGCCATACATTGTTGCTGCTGATCCTGCTGTTGTAATGTTATCACCGCCATTTCCCGCACCAGTACCACCAACACCAGCACCGACTCCATCGCCCGTACCACCGCCGCCGCCTGATGAGAAATAAGTAGACGGAGATAAAATTGTTGTTAAATTAGTGTCTGCTGTAGCTATCAAATAACCTAGACCGCCGTTACCACCAATGGAGCTTCCGCTAGCGGGCGTTACGCCAACCGCAGTCGCACCACCGCCGCCGCCTGACGGATATTTAGATGCGCCTTTACCATCGCCACCTGCAAAAGTATTAGAACCAGAAGTACTTCCTCCAGCTCCAAGTTCAGCACCGCCACCACCTGAACCACCTGTTGAGCCAGCAGCAGTATTACTAGAACCACCGCCGCCACCGCCTAAAGATGTCATAAGAGTAGTAAATGATGATGTATTCCCGTTTGTGCCTTTGACAGAATTGCTTGTGCTTCCAGCACCTGCTGCTCCAACTGTCACGGCATAATTATTGCTTGCTAAACTTTGGCTTGTAAATAAATCTAATTCACCGCCACCACCGCCTGCGCCGTTGAAACCGCCACCACCGCCTGCGCCCACAGTTAAAATATGACATGAAAGTGTGCCGCCAGTTACACCTAAAGTTCCGCTTGCAGTAAAAACACGATAATTATATCCGCCACTTGTAGTCAAAGTGCCACCAGTAACACTTAAAAGATGGCCGCTTACTTGTGAAGCCATAATTCCAAGCATCGGTGTCATTAGGCAATGTCTCCAAATACTATCCAAGAGTTTGCAGCTAGTTTTTTACAGGTTGCACCTGAGTTAGCTACACGCAATTTAGGTGTTGCACTTGTTGCACCTGTTGAAATAACTGTGGTTGTTCCTGGAGTGACCGCGCCAATTGTTGGTTGACCAGCTCCAGTAATCCAAAATACATTAATTTCTGTACCTACTGCAAAGTTAAAAGTTGCATCGGTTGGAATGTTGAATTGCTGCGTTGCAGCATTATTCATTGAAAAGATGTTGCCTTCATCGCCTGATGCGAAGGTATATGCCGCAGTTTTTGCAGTGTAGGTGGACTCTTGGAAAGCAGCCGCCTGCAAAGTGGTCATTTGTGCAGCCGTTAAAACTTGGCCTGTTGTGAAGGTCTGTTTCGTTGACATTTATCTCATCCTCCTAGTAACTCAAAACGCCCTGGTCAAGTATGCCCCATAGCGTGCTGGAAAGAATGAACCCATCAATTATGGGTTCAAGTGTCGTCATTTTAACTCGCCAAGAATTTGGAGTGATTTCCATAGACTTGCCAAATACTTGCAGGGTTTTTGTCAGGGTTGTTCCCCCTGGTTGATTGGTTGTAATAGTCACGGGATCAAAGTAATCAAGGTCAAGGGCTGCAATTATGCCCGCATTGTAATTGGCCGTGTATAAATCTAACTGGATTTCATCGCATCTCACGCTTGTTTCAGCCCTGGAAGCTACATAAGCTTGAGCATAGTTGAGGGCGGTAGCAGTATCCTGCATTAATAAATTTTGCTGATTGTAAGAGTGCAAGAAATACTTGGCAATACTTGCTGCATCGGAGGCAGTTTGAGTGGCCAAGCCCGTGGCAGTAATGTTGGCCTCATTGTAAACAAGGGTGTCATTTGTGACCCATACGGCGTTAAAATAATCAATCGCCGTGCCGTTGTCATTAAACACAACCGGTGTGGCAGCAACACTAGATGCAGTTAAGTTGCGGTCCTGGAAAACAAATGAGCCTGATGCATCAACATAGAAAGCACCATATTCTGTGGTTTCAACGGTTTGACACGCTTCCAATGCAGTGCGTGCGGTTCCTGGATCAACCTGGACCGTGGTTAAACCCGGGTCCACATCCCTCATTGAATTTGGCCACGATATGGCATCCAACAAATTATTGATACGCGCTCCAGTTAATTGACCCGCACTTGTTCCTGCCACAGTTGAAATTTGAGCATTTTGAGCTAATCGGAAAGCGTCAACGGCCTGGATTGTAGTGTAAACGACATCCCCAACGCTTGATTGTGGTGTGGTCGTACTGTACGAAGTAATGAATCCACTGAAGATAGGATATGTGACGGTCCCATAAGTTGCAGTTATTTGCACTTTACGCATTGGAGTAAGGAGCTGATAGTAGGGCCCCGAAATGTTCATTGGATTGAAATACCCATTTTGGTCAACAATGCGCAATGAGAGCGTGCCGGTTTGAAATTGGTCAGCTTGGGCATTACGGCCGCGCCTTGTGTTTATTGAATCTACAACATCGGACACATCAACAATCACTGCGGCTGCATCAGCCAAAACATTGGTGTCCAAAAGTCCTTGATCTAAAATCATTGCCTGAGCAAAACTTGGCCCCGTGCTGAAGTTTATAAATGCGTTAATTATTGGGATTGTCATGCCGGCAATGCCCCCGCATATGTGGTCAAATACCCACGGCGAGAAATTTCATTGAGAGCCATTTGAACTGCGTCAACAATTGTGTTTTCATCGGCCATGGATGGGCCTGTATTGACCACAACTGAAATGGCAGCTGCCGGAACCTGACCTTCGCCTGCGCCTGCTCCTGCCCCTGATCCTTGGACATAAGGTGGGACTGGCTCCAGATTGGTTGCAGGAATCACTGGATACTTTGCGGCATTTTGGGAATCAGTGGTTGTGCCGGCATTTGTGGCTCCTATTGCTCC